GATCGTGAAACTGCCGACGACATCAGATTCAATGCCATATCAGCTTTTACATCGCAGAACCGCGCGGTAACAGATCTGGACTACATCAACTTGGTGCTAAGACAGGTGCCGGCAGCGCGCAGCGTAAATGTCTGGGGCGGTGAGAAAAACGTGCCGCCAGAGTACGGCATTGTGTATGTCAGCATTGCCCCCAAGACTGGTTATGTGCTGACCGACGACGAAAAGACGCGCATCATACGCGATATTCTGCAGCCGCACAGTCTGGTGACCATGCGTCATGCCTTTGTGGATCCAATCTATACCTATATTTCATTTGACGTAACCCTGCGTTATACCACAGCCGGAACCAATCGCAGTGCACAACAGATCAGCACATTGGTCAATGATAAAATCAATAGTTTTGTCGAAGCCAATCTGCGTCAGTTCACCAAGGTGTTCTATGAATCACAGCTGCATGAACAGATCATGGATGTAGATGACAGCCTACTGAGCGTCAACATCATCAAGCGTCTGCAGAAACGCATAACTGCCAATCTTGATGATGTAACTTTTTCTGGTACGTTACAGTATCCAGTAAAAATTGTTCCAGGCAGCATACGCAGTACTCGCTTTGTAACCTCCAAGGAAAGTGTCATATATACTGTGGAGCTCCGCGATTTACCCAACACCATGCCGCCGAGCCAGTCTGGTGTAGGAACTCTGCAGTTAATCAACATGTCAGACAACAGCACGATCTACGACAACATCGGATCAGTGAATTATGCCACCGGAGCAGTTTCAATCACCAACATGGAAATTGTAGGCTATGTTGGAGGACTAAACAACGTAAGAATTAGCATTGAACAGCAAGAAGACGATGACGATATCCGCCCAACCTACAACGAGGTATTGTTGTTAGACGACTCCAGTGCAAACTCTGTGGCCAACCTAGACAATGGTATTGTTATTGACACCATAGGAATCAATACATGACTCTAGACAAAAGAATTTCGGATCTGCTGCCAACGCAGGTACCTGACTACGTACAGGAATTTTATCCGCTGTTTGTCATCTTTGTTACCAAATATTTTGAATGGTTGGAACAGACCGGCAACCCACAGGAAATAATCCAGAACATACAGCTGGATGTGGACATCGACACCACAGCCACCAGTCTGGCCACAAAATTCATGGCCATGTATGCACCAGACTTGCCGCAGACTTCGGAGCTGGATCGCAGCATACTGGTGAAACATTTCCGAGATTTCTATGTAAGCAAGGGCAGCGAAGAAAGTTATCGATATTTTTTCCGTGCATTTTTCAATGACGAAATTGCCATTACTCTGCCTGGCGATCGACTGTTTAAATCATCCAATGCCGATTGGTATGTAGAAAAGACGCTGCGAGTCAATGCAGTAACTGGCAACCCCAGACTCATGGAGTCCGCGGAAATCATCGGCACTAGCAGCAATGCTACTGCCATAGTCGAAGAAGTTGTAAACAGCTACGGAGGCTGGGACATACGTCTGCAGAATCGCAGCGTAGTTGGAGAATTTCATAGTTCAGAAACCATTACTGCCATACACTATGATCATGTAGAAAACACCAGCAGTCAGATCACAGTCTTAAACACCAAGCCTCTGCAGATCTTGCCGGGGCGCCAGCGTGGCAATGACAGTCTGCTGAGCTCAGATCAGATCATACAGGACAGCTTTTATTGGCAAAAATTCAGCTATGTTGTGCGTACTCGCATCGATCTGAGTCGTTGGCAAGACGCTGTGCTGGAACAACTGCATCCTTCGGGTCGCAATCTGTTCGGTGAACTCATTGTAGACAACAGCACCAGCATGACCGTAAGTTCGGTGACGCAGTTTTCACAGTCCAACGCCATAGAATCCGAAGTACGTCTGTTTACTTCGTCTACAAGTTTTTATTTGGTGCCGGGTGTTACCTGGGATCGCCTGGCCAATGGTAGAACCGGCACCAGTGCTACGGTTACTGCGGAATCTGTGGTCTATGATGCTAGTTATACCTATGCCGGAGAAAATGTTACCTTTGCTCTGCAGGGCATCACCGACGCCGGCGAAGTTCTGGAAGAAACCATAACCTATACCAGCATTACTGGAACTGTGAGCGTCAATGTAACCACCAGCGTAACAACTACTAGTCGAGACATTGTAAGCTACAGCATGCCAGTGACCAGCATTACCGGTACCATCAGTGCCAGCACTGCGGATGTTAGTTCTACAATTACTCTTACCGGTGTATCAACACTGTTTACCGCAGAGATTGAACCCACCAATGTCTGGCGACGTGTTACGGGTCAGGATGCAGGTCTAAATCCCATCTACGAATACAACACCTCGGTGCTCACCATACGTCAATTGGCCGTAACTGGCACAGCAACCTTGGTCGCACAGACACCGGTGGCACCAGATTATCTCTTGTACGTCAGTGGCATTGGAACACGCTTCAGATCTGATCTGTTGGTGAACACAGAAACCACTGCTCCTATTGTGGAGGCAGGGCAGCCCGAACCTTTGCTGTATCTAGACAATTACATACTTAGTGGTGACATCACCTTCACCAGCGGCAGCACCAGCGTAGTGGGTGTGAATTCTCAGTTCTCAGAGATTAGTCAGCTGTCAACATCTACATTGACTGTAATCAAACCCCTGCAGGGTCTGTTTACTCAGGTCAGTTCAGTGCCGGGTCTGGCTACTGCTTTCTATGAAATCAGTCCTAGCCAGGCAGGTCTAATAACATCAATTTCTGGCACCACCCTGTCTTTCAGCGCAACCACCAGCAATGCGTCGTCGGTAAACACTGCAGCTCAATCAGCGTTTGGCACAGATCGTGCCTGGCGCATCGACATACCCACACCGTTTCCTGTGCAGCTTTTGACAACATCTACCAACACGCTCTATGTACATGCCAGTGGATTCATAGCCAGCGACACCAGCGCGCCATCGCACTATTCATCGGTATCAACTTTTCAAACATTTAGACCATTTACCGGACCCTATGTTGGTGTGTATCCAAATTATTTAAACAATCTGGCATCGGTGCACTGGGGGACTCAGGGGTCTGCACCCAATCGTTATTTCACCATACACTACAATGGTAGTTACAGTCGCAGTGCTCTAAGCCCCAATCCAACACTCTATTTTTATACTAGCATGACTCTGCGGGGTGCGGCCGGTGCGGCGGGCGGTGGTACTCTGGGAGCAGCCAAGTCTCGCACCAGCGGCGTCACCACCAATGGATACTATGAAATCACCATGCCCTGGGGCGTGTACTTTGGCGGTACGTCGTACAGTAAAATCTACGTATCACACAACAGTCGTGTGGCTTTTGGAAACTGGATAGCCTATGACAGTTCGCAGACCATAACTCGCAATGGTTACATATATGGCATCATACCACATCTGGATCTGTGCAACTATGCCAACATAGCTGGATCTTATAACGACTCTATTTACTACAATGTTACATCGGTGAGCGCAGTATATTATAATACCTTTGGTACAGCGCCTGAACGCACATTTGTTGTGCGTTTTGAAGGCGATCATCAGAGCGGAGCCTTGGTGCGGGTAATCTGGGAACTAGAATTTCAAGAAAGTTACCCCGGTGATATTAACATAAATTTTGGACATCCTGCGCAGACCACAGCCAATACCTACCCAAACCTAGGCAGCATCGGTGTTAGTACAATTCAGTGGGGTGAGGCCAACGCCGGCGGTGGGTGGACTGCCAGCTACAGTGGCCTGTATACTCAGCATGCTGACTATGTATTCGACAGCAGTGGTGCCTCAATTATTGCACCAGTTACTTCGAATATGGTGCAGACCGATGGCGGAGCCAATACCACGTTCAGTATTGGTAATTTAGATGTGCAGACCGATAATCCACGGGGTGCAATGAAATGGGAAATGAGTTTTCCAGAAAACAGTGCCAGCCCCACCATACTGCGCACTGGTTTGATAAGAAAACGACTGGGTACTCTTGCAGCATATACACCCACCACCTTCCCTACTCCAAGCTTTAAAATATATGGCAGCAGTGCCGGCACAAGTTATAATCCAAGCTGGGAATGGAGCGAAGCACCAGTAACTTCGGCTCCGTCTTCGTTGGTTTGGCACAATCCAGCAACGGTTGTAGATAGTTCAACTGCCACAGTACAATTTACAAAAATTCCGCCAAATTCTCAGCTGGATGCGCCCATACCACACACCAGTGGTCTGGTGTTGCTGCGCGCACATACCCAGTGGCGTACATCATCTACCGTGGCCACGGCCAGCAGCGTCAGCACATTCCTAGAACTGGGCGTCAACAGCAGCAATTATCCTGCGGGTGGATTTGTGCCTGGATCCCTGGCCTGCGATACCAGCACAGGTCTGCTGGCCAGATTTCCACAGGATGGCTACAATGCCACGGCCAACAACACCAATCCCAATCCCCGCATACCCATAGGATCTCGGCCGGCCAACTATGTCTACAGTAGGACTTATGTGTCAAAGGGGGCGTACTATACCTATAATACAACGTCGACTGCGGGGCTGTTGTTTGCCTATGGCAGCAGTGCCAGCACACACAGCAGATTTGTGCAGAGTGTGCCTACCTTTGGCAGAACTCATACCACTAGCATAAGATTTTTAGTAGGCACAGGCAACACCACCGATCCCAACACCAACAGTCCCTACTACAGTCAATTGAATCAAGCAACCTCGGGTCAGGATCTGGAACTTTGGTATCAGACCGGCGATGATCCACAGCCACCCACCAACGGTGTCAGTCCCAGCACACTGGGCTGGACTCGTCAACAGGTTTTATTCACCGGAGGCAGCAGCACTGGCTTTACTGCGGGTGGTGTGGTTTCCACCAAAACTGCTACAATAACCACGGCATCCGATACATCGCTGAGCTGGCTAATCTGGCAGAAAAGTTTCACCGGCACCGGCACCACCAGCAACACCAGTCTCAGCAATTATCTGCTGACCTACTGGGCCGTGTCGTCAACCATGACCGCTACGGGCAGCAACAGCAGCAACACGGCGCTGTATTTTGCTGGCAATCGTCTGCAGGTAGGCAGTGGCAGCGTGGTGCGCATACCCAATCGCACCACCAAGGCTGGCGCAACAGTGCTGGAGGATTTCTATGTTGCAGAAAATCCCAGACTACGTTCCGTCAATGGCGATGCCTATCTGGTGCTGCGACCAGTAGCCACGGTGACGTCGGTGCCCTATGTTGCCAGCATCAACAACTGGTTTACCAGCGCGGTCACCAGCTATGGAATCTACAATGTAGCTTTGTCCAACATACCAGTGTACCTGGTGGAAACACGCACCATCAACAACATTGCCAATGAAACCACGCTTACTGTAACCACAGCCTGGAGCAGCACCAGCAATCGAAGCTGGGCTACGCAGGCCAGCGGCTACAGTACCCGAGTGTTTGCCATCAACAGCGTGGCCTCGGATACTGGTCTGAGTCTGCGCGCACTGGCTCAGGCAAGTTCGCGCTATCTACCACCGGTGGTTTCACTAACCACGGCCAGTACCCTGCTGGCCGATCGTAGATTCAGCGTGGTCAGCATTGCCAACGACACCACCATTACTGTGAGCGGCGGTGGTGTCTACACCAACATAACCGACAAAACTGCGACCTTTGCACGTCGTGAAACCGGCATCGAAGGCTACACAATAACTGGTTTTCACAATGGCAGCAATTTAACAGCCAACACCACCTGGGTTAGCTCGGGGCTGCCCGGTACGGATTATCTGGGCAACAACTACGGTACAGACCTGAGTCGTCTTACTGTGACCATAGGCAACAGCAGCTTTACTGTGGTGCGGGTGGTAAACAACACCACCATACTGGTCACTGGCAGCGCAATTACATCGAACTTCTGGGATACCAGCATGGTGTCGCGTTTCCCTGCAGCCAGCAGTCAGATCATCATTACAGGCACTGGCACCAAATTCTTGGCATCGTCGGTAACAACCACGGGCGCCACTGCCGTCACCACCACCACCGAAGAAGTCACTGAGTATGACAATGACGACCGTCGTACTGGTTACTTGTCCATCAATGGTCAGGTATTCAGCATTGTTGACATATCATCGGATACAGTGCTGGTGGCCAGTGGCAACGCTGTTACTGCGGCAATTTCCGGAGCCGCCGGCGAAGCGTTTCGACGAGTGCGTACGGGTGCCACAGGACGTCAGCTGGTCAATCCTGGCGGTGCCAGTTTTGATAAGTTTGGTGCCAACATCACCAACGACGATACCCTGGTGGTGCAGGATCCCAATGTGGACTTTGCACTGGTGCGCGAATTATATCATACTACTTCGGTGTTGGCGCTGGGATCCAGTACACTGATTCTCAACACCAGCATCAGTCTCAGCACAGGCAGCAGCGTAATATTATTGGTGACCTGGATCAAGGATCTGAACATTGATGTCAGCACAGAAACCTACAATGCACTCAACATCACTGCATCGTCCACCGGCACGTTTATTGCGAATTTCAGCGATGAAATACAGCGCAACCATCGTGACATTGCTGTGGGTCGCAGTCTGATGTATTCTAAATCTGTGTATCTGACCAGCAGCAACAGCATCACCAGCACCAATGTAGTGGCGCATGGCGACACCACGGGAACCGCAGTATGGAACTGGACGCCCAGCAACATAGCTCGTCCTGGTACCTACAGCAGATTTTCTGCTGTGCTGAGCAGCAGTTCGGCAACCAGCATGACCATCTATGTCAAGGTCGCCGGCGACGTCAGCAGTACCTGGAATACAGGTAGTCTGGACTTTTTAAATATTACGGTGATAGGCGCGACTTAAACCGATAAATAAACTAGTACAATTCAAGGATTTAACATGGCCATAGTAACCAGCAAATTTCGCGTAGCCGCAGCCAGTGGATTCGCCACTAGATTTGCCACGGACAGCATCTACATGGTGCTGGGACGCCCACAGAGCTGGGACAACGCACTGAGTGCAAACTTTATAGCACAGAGCGGTCAGACCACCAGCGATACTGCGCCGCCCACACCCACAGACAACTATCTAAACGAGCACAACGTCTGGCGCGATGCCATGGCTGCTGTGCGGGTAACTGCGGGCGATATACGACTCTGTACTGTGAGAAACACCTGGATCAGCGGTACACGCTATGACATGTATCGCCACGACATCGGCCCAAATCAGAGCACAGCCACGGGTAAGTACAATCTCAGCGAAAGCAACATGATTGTCTACAACACTGGCAACAGTTCGGTGTACAAGTGTTTGTACAACGGCAGCAACGCTGCCTATACTACAGGCATTGTCAGCACCAACGCGCCAACTTCTACGAGCTTTACTCCGCAGACTACGGCCGACGGCTATATCTGGAAGTTCATGTACACCATTACTGCAGGTGACGCAGATTTCGTTACTGCCAACTACATACCAGTACCCACCAACACCAGTTCGGTGAGCAATCGTCTGGGCATAGATGTTATACTGGTCACCAATGGCGGAAGCTATGGTAGCAATCCTTCGGTGATTGTCTATGGCGATGGTACCGGAGTAACTGCTACTGCCACCACCAGCGCAGGTGCCATCACCAAGGTCACCGTAACCAATGCCGGCGAAGGATACACCTGGGCCAAGATTGTGTTCAGTGCCACCACCATAACAACAAACGCCAGTGCCATAGCCATCATTGCACCCGCTGGCGGACATGCCAGCAACCTGGCATCAGAATGCAACGCACACAACGTCATGATTGTGGGATCGGCACAGAGCTATCAGGGCAGCGACATACCAGTGAATCAGGATTTCCGCACTGTAGGCTTGGTAAAAAATCCCGTGGTGTATCAAACATCGTCGGCGGCCTTCACCACTACTACGGTAAGTGTGGCCGATACTGTGCGCATTGCTCGCACACTGGTGATGACCAGCTCAGCTACAACGGCACCGGCCAACGACATTGTGCTGAGCAACACCACTGGTGCCAGTGTACTGGCAGTTTTTCAGAGTTCCACCACCACCAATCTGCAGTTTATTCAACCCATAGCTTCAGACACCAGTGTGATCAGTTCCACTGAATTGGCACGCATTGATAGCTCCACTACACTGCGTCTCAAGCAGTTCAGCGCAGGTCAGGTCATTACTGGCACAGGCTACAGCGAAGCCATCAGCAGCGTAACCAGCATTGCACCTGAACTACAACACTACAGCGGTGAGTTGTTGTATCTGGATTATCGTGCACCCGTAACACGTAATTTAAATCAAAACGAGAAAATAAATATCGTCGTTAATTTCTAAGACGCAAAGGTAAAACATGGATTTCAATCAGGCACCGTATTTCGACGACTTCGATGAAGACAAACAGTACTACAAGGTACTGTTCAAGCCCGGTGTAGCTGTTCAGACGCGTGAGCTCAACCAGCTGCAAACCATACTGCAGAATCAGGTCACCAAATTTGGTAATCACGTATTCAAAGACGGCAGCATGGTCATTCCTGGCCAGGTCAACTACAACGACAAGGTAAGCTATGTCAAGCTGGCCAGCACCAATCTGCTGGGCGAAGACCTAGGTTTCTTAGAAGATCAAATTTTGACCAGCAACGTCAACGAAGAAGCCGCAGTCGAAGCCACGGTAATTAAAGCCATACCTGCCACAGACGCTGGCGATCCCATAACCCTGATTGTGGTTTATACACGGGGGTATCAGGACACCGCAGGCAACGATTTCAGAACATTCACCGCAGGCGCCACACTGTATGTCAAAGGCAACATTAGCTACAGTGTAACTGCGCAGGGTGGCGACAACATTACTGGACCCAGTGCCGTGGCCGCGCAACAACCCGGCGTGTATTATCTCGGCGGTTATTTTGTCACAGTACCCAAGACAGTTGTGGTGGTGCAAAAATATGTCACCAGCACCGCAGTAATAAATGCCAAGATTGGTATTGTCTACACCGAAGAAATTGTTACCTATGAAGACGATAACACGCTGTTGGACAATGCTGCAGGAACAACCAACGTAGCCGCTCCGGGTGCGGATCGCTATAAAATCAACACTGACTTTGTGATGCTGGGACTGGAAGAAAGTCAGGAAAATTTCTTTGAACTGATTCGCATTGAATCTGGTGTACTGCAGCAGATCATCAATGCTTCGCAGTACAACATCTTGGAAGAAGCTCTGGCCGAACGTACCTATGATGAAAGTGGAAACTATGTAGTCAAAGATTTTAGTTTTGAAGTACGTGAAAGTCGCAACAACGATCGCGGCACCTGGTTGCCCAACACTGGATATCTGGTCAACGACTACATTGTTGCCTACAGCGGTACTACTGCGCGCTATTTTACCTGTGTTCAGTCTGGTATCACCGCCGGTGGCACTGAACCAGCACTGCTGCAACTTGTGGACGAATCACAGAGCGTAGTCGATGGATCGGTGCGCTGGAGATATTCAAAACGTGATCAGCTGGTAAACAACCGCGGATACTATGACGTAGGCACCAGCGTGACTTCGCTGGGCAACAGCAGTCAGTTAGTTTTGTCTTTTGGTCCGGGCCGTGCCTATATTCGTGGATTCAAAGTAGACAAATTGGCTGCTACCACGCTCAACATCAACAAGTCTCGGGAAACAGCCACGGAAAATAATCGCATCATTGCCACCAACATCGGTAACTATGCCTTTTTTGATCCCAATGAAACACTGGGCATGGTGGATGTCAGCACCGGGCCCGAAGTGGAATTCTATGATCGCATCATTGGCGACAACACCGTGCCCCTGGGTTATGGTAACAAGGTCGGTGTTGGAAGACTCTTGTATGTAGACAACGGAGTACAGGGTACCTTCCGCATAGGTTTTGACAACATACGCATGAACCTAGGCAAGGTCTTTGAGCGCGATGCCAACATGATGATTGTTCCTGATCCAGCTGGAACGTTGCTAAACAAATCATATCAACACTCTGGACTGGTGCGTTACTTTGGTCCGGCCAGTGGCACCAGCGGCTATGTACAGCTCAGCGGTGCAGTGCAGGTACTGCCCAATCTTAGTTCGGCCAACGATCCCAATAATCAGCTCAATGGCTATGGCGCAGAAGGCAGTACATTGTATTTTGGACAGGGTGGTAATCGCAGCGCGCTTTGGCAAAGTTGGAACAACAACACCAGCACCAACACCAGCTACAATACAATAACCGGATTTGCCTACAATGCCAGCACAGGATTTACTGCCTGGGCCTTTGCCAGCGCCACCATGGTTCTGCGCGGCGTAAATACTGCATTTACCAAGGAGTTGCTGATTGGTGAAACTGTGACCATACAGACCAGCAGCAACACAGTCAGCAGTTGGATCGTAACTGCGATCGCCAATGACACCACAGCCACTATTTCTGGTGGGCCAGTATTCAATCAATACACCACCACAGGCTGGAGCTCTTTCCATGGTGGTACCATAAACAGTACGGAAACCACCGGTGTGCTGCGGTCCGGTGGTACCAGTGCGGGAACCTATACAAGTTCCGCTTTGAGTGGATTTACCATAACAGCGGTTGCTCCGTTTAGTGCCAACAACGGATCGTATGTATACAATATTGCTAAAACCTCTGGTGTGGGTGCTTATGGCAATTTTAGTTCACAGCTGAGCATTGGCAGCATCATTGCTTTCTGTGCGATAGATACCGGTATTCCCTGGACTGGTAACGCACTCGCTGCCGGTGTTACTGGTCAACCCTATGCGCAGTTTGTTGAATCCACAGTCTGTCCAATCAATGGCTATACCTATAGTTCGGCATCCACCAGCTATGGCCTGCGTACTCAGCAATGGACCTATCAAAATGCCGGTGGTACGTCTAGCGTGGCCGGCAACATAAGTTCCTACCTGGTCATTGGTTGGGGTGATGTCAGTGTCAACAACAACGGCTTGACGATAGTAGGCCCAGCCCTTGTTGGAACTTTGGCTACAGCGTACGCCGCGTCTGGTATAGTGGTGTTGCTGCGCGGTACTGATAGTAATCCCGTAAAATCTGGCAGCATTGCGGGATCGCCAGCAGCCATTACAAGAACCGCCAGATCCGATGTTAGCACCAGTGCTTATGTCAGAGTCACAGCCGGTACGTTGTTTGGCATTGGCACCAGCAATGCTGTGAATACTCCGTCAAGACTGCAGACTGAAACACGAAACAATCAGCAGATTTATTTGGATACTGCTACACAGAACAATGCCACTACAATACAGCGCATCTCCACAGAAAATCGTGCACTGTTGTCTTTTTCAGCCACCAGCGCAGCAACCAATCTTACAGCCTGGACCAGTCAGAGTTTGATCAATGGATCTACCAGCACACTGCTGGGAGTTACATATGGTACCTGGTACAGTGGTGTGGCTGCTAGTTTTGCCAGCGAAGTATTTGATAGTTTTGCTCTGGGCATCAATACTCGACGTCTGTCGGGTCTGTACAAGCTACAAGACTACAACGGCAGTACTGGTACTGCGACAGTGCATACTGCGCTGCGCATCACTGGCGATAGCACTGCTAAATTTACACAGGAATTGCGTGAAAATGATCTGGTAAAAATCAACGATAATCGAATTTTTATTACCCACATCAGCAGCAACAACGTTGCCTATGGCATCAGCATGGATGGCAGCATTACTGGCAGCAACGCAGATTTTCCCATGCTGAGAATCAGCAATAAACTTGTTGGTACAGAATACAATAGTTTAGTTTTCAAGGTCGCTGATGCGCTTACCGATCTGCGCGACAACAGTTACTATGTGTACAAGACCGAACAAATCGATGGTGTGTTGAATCAAAGCGCAGTTACCATTACTCTGGCTGGACCCACGGGTTCATTGAATGGCGAACAACTGTTCAGCACCAATCCTTCGGCCTTCATAGTAGCAGAAAATACTGTGAACAGTCTGGCCACACCGGCCACGGTCATAGCCGTCAATGTTGGCGCCACTGCCTCAGAATATGTACTTACTGTAGATTCACCATTCCAAAGCAATCGGGTGCGTGTTGTTTATCCTGTGCTGCATGCAGCAGCCAATGGCAATGTACTGGGCGGTGTAAAATCCAAGACCTTGATCTATGATCAAGCCGATGAATTTTTAAACAGCTCAGTGGCATCACGCACTATTTTGACTCTCACCAATTCTGATGTGTATCGTGTAAACAAAATAATGATGGCTACGGGATTTGTAGAATCCTGGACTCCGGCAGTGCAGGCCACGGCCGTGGACATCACCACCAAGTATGCGTTTAGAGCCAATCAGACCAACAATTATTATGGTCTTTCGTTCTTGACGATAAATGCTGGCCAGGCATTGCCCAGCGGCAGCGTCAAAGTTTGGTATGATTACTTTGAACATGGTCTGGGCGATTTCTTTAGTTTAGCTAGTTATAGCCCACTGCAGGTTCCGCGTGAGAACATGCCAGAGTACAACGGCACTCCACTGAGCGATGTTTTGGATTTCCGCTCACGCATAGATCCTGATACCAATCTGTTGATTGGCAACAGTGTGCCAAAATTTGATTCAAACTTCATAACCGATCTATCCTATTATCTGCGACGCAAAGAATCTGTATTGTTGGATCGTCGCGGAAGATTTTATAATGTTACTTCGGCATCGGCATTGGCGCCACGAGAGCCCGAGATATCAAAATCTACGGATAGCCTGACCATGTATCAGCTGACTCTGCAGCCATATACAACACCGCCAGATCCTAAAAACATCAGCATAGTTAAAAAAGAATATCAACGCTACACCATGCGAGACATTGGTGACATGAATCGACGTCTAACTTCCTTGGAAGAAATCAGTGCGTTGAATTTGTTGGAAGTTAAAACTAAGAATTTACAGGTTCGCGACAACGCTGATCCCACTCTGGAGCGTTACAAGACTGGATTCTTTGTTGATAGCTTTAAACTCAGCGAAGATTATTCCGACGATGACATGGATACAGATTTTACCAAGGATTCTGGAGATCCAACTCTGTATCCTTCGGCTGTAATTCGTGATTTCGATCTCATGGAGAAGATTAATTTTACCGGTGCAGTAATTACTGGTATAGAACAAGAGCCTATTATAGCAGCTCGAGCCCTGGATAATTATCGAATTACTGGTGAAACCATAACCTTGGACTACACCACCAGCACCATACTGCAACAAACCATGGCCACAACTTCCATTGCGGTGGCACCGTTCCTGCAGGCCAATTTCATCGGAAATCTGGAGCTCATACCCGACAGCGACATCTGGACCACAACAGTGACCAATGAAAATGCGGTCAACAGTGGTCGTGATCTGTTTACACAGGAACAGTTCAATGCTGCAGTACGTGGACGACGTGTTAACGTTACATATTTCCAAGTAGCTCAGAACGCAGGATTTAATTCCACCAACGTGCAACAAAATGTCTATCCCTTTATGCGTGCCAACACCATAGTTTTGCGCGCTTCGGGATTGCTGCCCAACACCAAACACTACGTATTCCTGGACGAGGAGCCCCTGGGTGCATTTGTTACTGGTGCCATGCGTTTCAAGTTCGACAGCATGCCGGTCTTGGATTTCTCAATTTCCGTGGCAGACCGCAATCAATGGGCCAAATGGCGTGGCATAGATGAGTTTCAATGGACCACCAGAGAAGAACTAAGAACTGTTTGGGGGTGGAGAAGCTCAGGTAAATTTGGTCCTAGCCATTGGGGCGCATGGCAAGAAAAAGTAAAAGTAAATTATCTCAAGGCCGTAGAACCGCGTCGAAATGCCGAAGAACTTGCTCTGCCCAATTCAGCTTTTGGCAACGGTTATCGTAAAAGTTTTGAGCGCGGACGTTCTGTGTATCATTACAATGGCAGTGCCTATGTGGGCAGTGCTGTGGCCATGTATCAGAAAGGCACTACACTGTACTGTGTAAATGCTCGTGGCAGCATGAGCCGCGCCTTCATGAAGAGTCGACCCTTGGTCAATGGTCGACGCGGTTATACCTATCCCAATGTTTTTTATGTCGCCGTGGATCAAAACGATCCCAAGTTAATCTCACAACAAGTGTTTCTTGATGAAATGCAGACCAGTGACGATGAGGGCAATTTATACAGCGACAATGACGGTGTTATCGTGGCATTGTTTGACATGCCCAACAATGCTCTGAAGAAATTCCTTGGTGGTGACAGAACAATTCGCATCAGCGATACGCTGGAACCCGATGATGCCATCAGCATCGCCGAAGCCACGTATACATCCAAGGGCATACAGATCACTGTTACACGCAGCTATGAAACCGCAAGATCCTTCAGTGTACGAGCTGTAGATCCTATTGCACAAAGTTTTAAAATTCCCGACAATTTCACCAGCGGTGCATTTGTTACTGATGTGGATTTGTATTTCCAGAAAAAACCATCAACACAGAGCTTGCCAGTCAGTGTAGAAATTCGTGTATGTGATGCCACAGGACGACCCGACGGATCGGGCGAAATGGTACCGGGATCAGAAACTCATTTGCTACCAGAACAGGTCAATGTCGATGCCACTACGGGACGTACGCCTACAAAGTTTACTTTTAAAAATCCTGTGTATCTGTTGCCCAACAAGAACTATGCCATGGTTGTGCGCACTGACAGCATAAACTATCGTGTATGGACTGCCACTCTGGGGCAGGTAGATCTCAGCACTTCTACCGCCAGCAGAACCTATAACAAACAGGCACTGCTGGGCAGTTTCTTCAAGTCACAGGATGGCACACTGTGGAGCGAAGATCAGCTCACAGATTTAAAATTTAGGTTGAATCGTGCAGTATTTACACAGGAGCTAGGAACTGTCAAGGTGGTTAACAAAGTGTTGCCTGGCGAAATCATCAGAGATGAACCATTGATGTTGGTGCACGGCAGCAACAAGATACGTGTAACACACATAAATCATGGTCATGCACCCGGAGATAAAGTTCGGTTGGCTAGTCGTTACTGGGCCAGTCAGTATGCTCTGAATACTTCAGTTGCTATTTTTGGCATACCAGTCACTGAAATTTTTGGTGCTGCTGTAAGTACCGACGACATCATCCTTGATTCAGATACACCATTGACAATCAGCACCAACGATGTTATTACACAGGACAGTTATGTCGTGCAGGTAACCACGCCAGCCGATCTAGGTGTGGGTGCCATCACTGGCATTACTGCGGTGCAGACCGGTGGCGATGATGTTCGAGCTACCTATAACCAGCTGTATCATACAGTCACAGTTGGTGGTAAAGTTCAGGCAGTGCAGGGTACTACACTGAGGTTTGAAGCTGGCCAGACCGGTGGATTTACCTATGACTCCACTCTGCCCGATGTCACCGGTGAGGTCTACGAAAGATCCTTGCAGACTGTGGACGTCAACAATGTAAACTTCATGGACGATCCCAAGATTGTGCTGAGCGGCGTCAATGAATTCTATCGAGCCAAAGGCGGTCTGGTGGCGCAGGTAGAGTCCGGCGGGGTTGAAACAACCTGGAAAGAAAGCTTTGCAGGAACGTTCACCATGAGTACTGACAACGATGCCGTAAGCCCTGCCATAGATCTAAGCACCCTGAGTGTACAGACACACCAGTGGCGCCTGGACAATCCAACACGAGCCAATCGTCTGCCAACTACATTGCCGGCAGTGGGAACAGCGTTTACTGGATCTACACAGTTTGTGGACTACGAAGAAACCATTGTTGGTGATACCACAATTGCATTCGATGCCGAAACCAATTCATTGATCAGCACTACACCATTGCTGTTCCAGAATTTTGCTGCAGGCCTGTATGTTGTAGTTTCTGGTAGCAACATAGCTGCAAACAACAGCACCAGTACTGGTGTGCGGGTTGTTAGCATCAATGATACTGCTACTGAAATGGTGTTGGACGCAGATTTGTCCAACCGTGGTCCAGGCGATGCCATCACCATATATCAGATACGAGATTTTGTCGATGAACGCAGCTATGGTCCGGCATCTGCCAACAGCAAGTACATTAGTCGTCGAGTCAATCTAGAAAATCCTGCGACCAGCATTAAAATGCTGATCGATGCCAACATACCCAGCGCGGCCAGCTTCGATGTATACTACAAGGTTGGTTCGGCCACTGAAAGATTTGAGACACAACCCTGGTCGCAGTTCACCAATTTACCTAACTACAACAAAGAAGACCGACGCGGAATCTTCAGCGAAATCGAAGTCAACATCACAGATTTTGATGACGATGGTAATGCCAAGGACCTGCCAGAGTTTACTTCGTTCCAGGTCAAAATAGTGATGCGAAGCACCAATGGCGCCCGATTCCCATCGTTTAGAAATCTGAGAATAATTGCACATGCTTAATAAAAAAGTTCACATTGCCGATCATGCGGATCTGCGCCGCGAAGTGTACAGCGGCGCAGTCATCAACGTTGATTCTGAGAGCTATGAAAAATATCTTAAAATAAAAAATAGTCGGCATCAACAACAGGAACGCATTGGCACCATGGAAACCAGAATAAATAACATGGAGGCAGACATTGCCGACATAAAAACATTGTTGTACCGACTGCTGGAAAAATAACCCATGGCCATAACTACAAATCTAACCATAGATCAGGGTGCAGATTTTGAAGCCGTAATTAAATTATACAGCACCAACACCGAACCCCTGAACCTCACCAACTATGGTGCCGTGGCTCAGGTTCGACGCAGTTATGACAGTACATCGTCCAGCGCGGCGTTTGCTGTCAGCATGCCCATACCCAGCAACGGTGAACTGGTTTTAACCATGGCCAGCACCACCAGCGCTGCGTTAAAATACGGGAGATATGTCTACGATGTACTGATCACCAACAGTTCCACGGGCACCAAGACCCGGGCTGTTGAGGGTATAGTAACCGTGACGCCACGCGTCACCAGATGACGCGAACATGGCAAAAATCAATCGCATAATCCGCAGTAGTTCAAGTCTGGTCACTCTAGCCGAGCTTCAGAGCGGCTCAGAATTATTCACCAAAACCACGATTAGAAAAACTCAGATCACACCTGAGTTGACGGGTACGGCTGCGCTGGTAAAACGTGCCGAAGTTATACGCCGTGTCATTGATCGCATTGTCTACAACGACACCGTCAGTGGTGCGCAGGTATTTGCCGACTATCTGTTGCCCACAGACAGCGCCCTGCTGTTGTTTATTCGTGGTAGATTTGTTGACGATGCACTGAATACAGCAGACAATTTGAGATCATTGTTCAACAAACAACCTGCAGATTCACTGGGTCTGCAGGACATCATCACAATTATAAAAATTTCGGAAAGATTTTTTCAACACAGTATCTTACCGCAGAGTCAGACTACACTGAGATTAGACAAATCGCAGTCCGAACTCGTCGGCATCGCAGATCAAACAACATTTAACGTAAATCTAGGTTTAACAGATCAGATGTTCATGGCAGACATCGTCGCCATGGCATTAAATTACAGTTTTCAAGAAATTCTTGGGCTAGATGATGTTGCTAGATTGGATGTAGTCAAATCTCTGCAACATGATTTAAATGTACAAGAAGTCGCAGTATTGTATTATGCAAAGAATCTAATCGATGTTCTTGCAGCAGTTGATACCAAAATACTGGATATAACGCAGTTAAAAACCGATGTCGTGGACCTGCAGGATGCACAAAATACTGCGGTTGCATTGAATAAAAATCACACAGTATTCGCAACCGATGCAGCTGCACAATCGGTTTCATTGACAAAATTCGATGATGCAATTTTAAGTGAGTTTGTTGGCCTCGATGTTTTTAAGTCAGTATCAGAAGCCACCACCGTATTTGATGCTGCGCGCAATCTGTTGGCCAAGTTCTTTGCCGAAGACATCATACCCGTGGACCTGGCCGGTGTGTTCGATGGTATAACCTATTACTATGGACTGTCGCGTGCCCTCAACGTTGCCGTAGGTGATGAATATCGCGCTGCAGTAACCTATCTGCGCAGTCTCGAAGATACTGCATTGATATCAGATGTAGTTTCAAATTTAGTATCCAAGAAGTTTAGTCATGCTGTGTCGGTCACAGATGTGTTGGTGACCCTGCTGGCTCGAGGAATACGATTCGAAGAACAACTAAGCATAAACGATGTTCAACGCTTGAATGTTATAAAACTGCTGGTCGATGATCAATCCTTGTTGGATGTCAAGAGCCTGGCATCAACTAAAACACTGGCAGATGATAACAACATAAACGATGTTCTGCAGCTAATCCTTGGCGTGTTCAGAACACTGGCAGATGATAACACTGTATCCGACATTGCCAAGTTAAGTATAGTTACAGGCAGAACAATACAAGACAGCAGCGACATACTGGATGCCAAGAGCCTGGCATCAACTAAAACACTGGCAGATGATAACAACATAAACGATGTTCTGCGACTAACTGCTAGTGTTAGCAGAACACTGGAAGATTCTAGTGCGACTGCAGATACCACAGCCAAGAACATTGGCAAACGTATCATACGTAGTGATCAGCTGAGCGAAGCCATAGGATCGCTGACGCAGTCCAGCGGCGTATTCACCAACAGCAACATCTATGACAGCAGCACCAGCATTGTCATCAGCGCAGCCGGCACTGGACTAGGAACCAGTGGTGGATTTCCCACCTGGAGTCATTTTAGATTTGCCAGTGCCACACCCAGAATACTGACCAGCGATCCCATAGATTTTACCAAGTATCCTAGAATTGATTTTCTCTACGTTGTTGGCAATAGTTCCAACGGCGGAGAAAGTCCCGACACCAATGAAAATTTAATTCTTGAATATTTTCACGTAACCAATGGCTGGACCACTGCAGTAACCATACATGCCGGTGGCGTTGTTGCCAACAACAATGCTCGCCGCGGCTGGACTCCGTTTAGTTTTAATCTTGCCGCCACTACATCGGGTCTGGTTTCCAATGTCACCAGATTCCGAATACGCCAGAATCTTGCCACCAGTAGCTTAGATAACTACGGCATCGCCAATCTCACTCTGCGTGGCGGTGAATTTGCACTGCCTCAGGACTACGAAATATTCAGCATGACCAAGTTGTTGCGAGAAACCGCAACACCTGCAGACGACATACGCAGAGTTTTTGGTAACACCAAGATCTTTACCGAACTATCCATTGTTACGGATAATAGCGTTAAAACTCTGAACAAGACCATAGCAGATCCGGCCCTGTCTCAGGATTATGAAATATTCAATCTCACCAAGTTGTTGCGAGAAACCGCAACACCTGAAGACGACATACGCAGAGTTTTTGGCGTTAGCAAGACCGAACTGTCCATTGTTACGGATAATAGCGTCAAAACTCTGAACAAGACCATAGCAGATCCGGCCCTGGATCTCAGAGACGCAACACGTTTTGTCCTGCAGTATAATTTTGCCGATACTGCCATCACCGAAGACTTAACTGGCATTGCCGACGGCTTGAACTACAGCGCAGTGCTGAGTCGTGCACACAAAGTTAGTATTAGCGATGTCATAGCCAAGTATTTGTCCATACAGCTGCGCAGCACAGACATCACAGTGCTGGATGAAATATCAGTACTTAACTTAAGAGGTCGGGGTGTAACCGATGACCAGACCCTCGCAGATCTCTACAGCCTGTCCATTGTTAAAACCATTGACAGTACGGTAAATACTGCAGATAGTTTCGCCAAATCCTTGGGATTGATTGTTTCCGAACTAGTAGATTTTTATCAGCCTAACAATCTTGCACCGCTGACAGAAGGCACAACTTCCAATGTACAGTATGTCACAGGATTTGCTCTCACCAGCTATGGTACCGTGGCCACTCTGGGAAGTCAGGTCTGTGTTCTGGTGCGTGCATCCGACGATACCAGCGTAGGATATCGATCCACTGATCGTGGTCTGACCTGGTCAACCCAGGATTTTGTTACCTATGATTCTAGCACTAGTACAACAAACTCTCTGGTGTTTGTGCATCAACAAACATCGGATCGAGTCACCAGTGTAGCCCTGCTGCATCCGTTGTATTCAATACAAACTTCTACGGATTTTGGTGCAACCTGGAGTTCTGTTACTGATAGCTGGACTGGTCAAAATTTGGATACCGGGTTCTATGCCCCAGTATGGGATCAGGGACGGGGTGCATTTTTTGCCTGGGCAAGAATTTTCGTCACTGCCACCAAGGCTAGCCCAGCTCAGTATAACTGGCGACATGTTTATTCTTCGGGTGCCACTACACAGGCTGGTACACGCTGGAGTCGGGGCAACACCCTTGTTGACAACTCTGGAACGAATTATTTTCCCTACGGCTCGGCATCGGGCATACCCAGCAGCACCAGCATACCATCTACACTGCTTGTGTTGGGCACTGGTGATGTATATGCCTATCAGGGCAACAGTCCCTCTATTGCCACCTCTGGCGTACTGGTTCAAACACTGACGTTTTCACAACCAGAAGCGTACAGTACGAACTGGATGGCTTTTGGTAACGGCATGTTTGTTGTTCTGGATGCCAACGGCAGAGTGCACCGAAGCACCAGCATAACAACCTGGAACACCGTAAATCTGCCTGGTAGCAACAACACCGATACACATGGTGTGGTCTGGGACACTGGTCTGCAGCAATTTGTAATATCCGCTGGTAGCACCGGCGAAGGTCTCAGTGCCGATAAAACTGTACCGACATTTTATTTTAGTGCCGATGCCATAAACTGGACCAGCTCATACTCCAGATATTCCAATGTGCGGTATGCCAAGAGTGGAACTGAGGTAAACGCAAAGTTTGCAGCATTCTCGGGTGAATATTCCACCGGCACCAGTGTGTTGATAGCATTCACAAC